AGCGTTGCTTGGGGCTGGACTGCGGAATATAGGCATCTTGCAGGCTCCTAGTGTGCTTGCCACGGCTGGATGCGCAGTTCACCTGGGCAGTCCAACGCTGGCAACTCCTCCCTCGTACTCAACGGGAGCACATATCGAAAACGTTTCAATCACCGGCAGCTATTGTGGGCTGTGGATTGAGAATGCACAGTACATCAACTGGTTCAAGGACATCATGATCAACGAGCCTACCGGCCACGGCATCTACTACGATGCTCCCTTGCCGGGCGGGGATGATCATATCAATGATGTGGAGATTCGTGGAATACACGGCGACGTATTTGTCAATCAGTCCGATACCACTGAGTTTACTAATCTCAAAACCAACTTTGCGGGCATCCACCTTGCGGGAGGCGCGCATACCGGGAATATGCGGTTTACAACCACTAGTGTCGAAGGCGACGCTAGCGGTAATCCTGCCTGCGCGATCACTTCAGATGGCCCTAACGTTCCTACGAGTGTCCTCTTCGACGGACTCGAAGTGGCACTGATACCTTCGGTTCTGTGCAATATGAACGGTGCCGACATCAGCACCATCAATGTAATAGACCACTCCACCAACAATGCAACCAACGTGACTACTCACACGGTGGGCAGCTACTGGGCAGACAGGTTCGGATCAAGAGTCGGTGTGAACAGCATAAATGGACCTGCTCCCGGCGCTCCATCTGGAAACTACACGGTGTTTTCACTAGCCACTTTTGCCGACGCTTCTCCGGGTTCTCCCTCAATCTTCGATTTTGGTCAGGTGAATACCGGCACCGGAGGGAACCACGCTCACAGTGTATTCGGTGCCTACGACAACGCCAACAATTCCAGCGATCTCAGGAGCTATATCGCAAAAGGCGGCAATACGCCGCTCACGTGGGATCAAGGCGTTCTGGGGCACAATCAGAGAATAGGGGCTGATAATGCCCATGTGTGGCACTGGCTTGATGGAAGCCTGACTGTAGGCACGGATTTAGGGTCGCAGAGCGATCCCGGCTTAGGTAATGCCAGAATTCAGGGCACGCTAGATGCGGGCGGCTTCACGGTACGTGGTGCGCCGATTGGCGCTGGTCAGACTCCCGGCACGATTATCGGCACTTATTCCTTTTCGCAGAGCCCGCTGACAAACGACGTAGACGCTTCCGGCAACGTATGGATCGGAGGAAACCAGCAGAACGTGGTGGCGCTGGCTCCCAATGGAAGCGTGCTGCATACGTACACCTTGTCTCTAGAAGCTGCTTGTGCGGTGCCTGATGCGGCTGGCTTCATCTGGGTATGCAACCAGACGAATAACACTGTCACTAAGATGACTACTGGCGGGACGGTGGTGGGAACCTACGCCACAGGCTCCAGTCCTGACTACATACAGTTCGACCATGCAGGCAATGCCTGGGTGACTGACAGTGCCGCATCTGTTATCACGGTACTCAGTTCTTTGGGAACAACTGTCGCCACATACTCTGTCGGGGCTGGAAATAATCCGTGGGGAGGACGGTTCGATGCCTACGGCAATTTCTGGACGTGGAACTACAACAATAACAATATATCGAAGCTCAGTCCAAGCGGGGTGCTTCTGGGCATCTTCCCGGTGGGAACGAATCCACAAGTGCTGGGCATTGATCCGGCTGGCAACGTATGGGTGCCGAATGCTGGCAGCGGCACTGTAACCAAACTCTCCCCTTCGGGAGCGCAGATACTGGTTGCGAGCATACCGGGAACTCCAGTGCTGGGTGGTCTGGTTGTTGACGGCGGCGGCTATGTGTGGGTGTACAGCACAACCAGCGGCGTGGACAACGTGTACAGACTGGATTCCGCTGGTAATCTGCTGGGAACTTTTCCCGTAGGCCATCATGCTTCATTCGCCGCAGTAGACGGATCGGGAAACCTGTGGGTGACCAACTTTACCGATGCCTCTGTCACCAAGATCGCAACTGGCGTAAGGGGCGTGCTGACTCCTACCATTGCGGCGGCTCCACCACTTATTCCAACGAGTATGGCCACACTGGCCTCCGCCTCTTCACCGGTGTTTTCTCCGGTTGCCGGGACCTATACAACAACTCAGAATGTGACGATCACATGCAGCGCGGGCGCTCCTTACTACACCACGAACGGGACCACGGTGAGTGCCTACTCAACGCCGATCGCAGTGAGCACAAGTGCCACGATTACGGCAGGATGCTACGGGCTGGGCTATGCTACCGCGGCGGTTGTTCCAGCCGCGTACACGATCAGCAGTACGGCGGTCAGCTACACAGGCAATACCTGTTCCAGCAGTGGAATAAGTTGTACTGCCGGGGCGGTTACCGCCGGGCAAAGTGCGCTGGTCCAGTCTGCTTACAGCGGGACTGTTGGAAGTGCGGTTATTTCACTCGCGGTTTCCGGTGTGACTTCTGGATCGATTACGACCGTGGCGTCGCTTGTGCAGGAGCCGGGTCTGGGAGAAGCGCAGACTTTTCTTGTAAGCAATATGGGAGCAGGCACGCCCACTTTCACGGCATCTTGCACAGGAGCTGGATGTGGTAGCGCGGAAGCGTTTACGGCTGTGGTGTTCAGTAGAACCACAGGCAGTCCTCTAAATGATGGAGCAGGATCTTCCAGTGTTGGCATTGCCAGCTCCAGCAATCCTATTGTCTGCAGCAATATAACTACCACCGCTTCTAATGAACTACTTGTAGCTTTCGCAATTTATGCAAATGCAAATCAGCTTATTGCTGGAACTACGCCGCAGGTTATGACCTATATACCTGGTTTCACCGTCAATGTAGGGGCTGAGTATGGCACTGGCGTAACGGCTGGAACGAACAGCGCGCAATTCACACTTCCTGGCACGGCTCCAAACACAGCGTCGGTTTGTCAGTTGGTAGCGCTGAAATGAGGATCAAGTAAATGAGGTGACGTTATGCTGCGCAGCAAACTGCCTCATCCAGCCTTGTTGTTCTATAAAGGCTATGAAATAAACCAAGAAGTATTGGAAGCAGTGGTTAATAATGACCGCGTGCTGTGGGCTTTCATCAAGAAAGACGGGATGATTATGCCGGTGCCGTATGGAGAAGAGCAGGTGATATGGATCCAGCCTGCAGACCTGGAGCGCAATGATGGGGAAGTCTCGGAATAACAAAGCGAGGTTGTACGCTGTTGACAAGGAGCGTCAGCTTGGCATTGTAGGGGCGACCTCTGCTCTCGATTGGTTTACTAACATGGCGGCGCGTACCGGGTTTGGCACCCCCAACCTGGCCGAGTCTGCCGACTATGAGCTGGTGCGCTTCAGTTATGACTACTGGAAGCTGATCACGCTGTACCGCAACCACTGGATTAGCCGCCGCATCGTAGATGTTCCGGCCGGCGACATGATCCGCGCCTGGCCGCGTCTAACTTCTGATATAAGCCCAGAAGACATAGGCAACATAGAAAAGGTGGTGCGTAAAACCTATACCAAGGCCAACCTGCTGAAGACTATGCAGTGGGCCAGGCTGTTCGGCGGCGCAGGGGCGCTGATAGTTATCGACGGCCAGGAGCAGTATCTTGACGAGCCACTGGAGCTAGAGGATATTAAGCTGAATAGCTACAAGGGCGTCATACCGTTCGACCGCTGGGCAGGCATAACCCCTGACGGCGAGGTGTGTACCGATATCAATCGGCCTACGGACTTCAACAAGCCTGAGTTCTATGAAGTGCGCAACCAGAACATGGAGACGTTCAAGGTGCACAGCAGCCGCATCTTGCGCTTCAACGGACCGGAGGTGCCGACCCCGGAGCGCGAGGCACAAAGCTGGTGGGGTATCAGCTGCCTGGAACCGGTGTATGAGGAGATCAGGAAGCGCGACAATATGTCGTGGAACATACTGTCGCTGACGTTCAGGGCCAATATACTAGGCATGAAATATCCTGAACTGGCTCAGTTGATCAGCGGCATCGGCATAGCCCAAGGCGCTAAGCAGAAGCTGGCCGAGCGCATGGAGCAGATCAACCAGCTGATGAGCAACCAGTCTCTTATACCGCTGCCGGCGGAAGGCGGGCTCGAGAGCACCCAGTACACTTTCGCCGGGCTGAGCGACGTATACCAGCAGTTCCAGCTCGACATCAGCGGCGCGGCGGAGATACCGGTGACGCGGCTGTGGGGCCGGACTATCTCAGGGCTAGGACAGAGCAATGACGCCGATGAGCGCATCTATGAGGAGAAGATAGGACGTGAACAGGAAACTGACCTGCGGCCGCAGTTGGAGAAGCTGTACCCGGTGCTCTGCATGTCGGAGCTGGGCGAGGTGCCCGACGACCTGGATCTTGCCTTCCCGTCAGTACGCGTGCTGGATGAGAAAGAGAAGTCCGAGCTTGCCAAGACAGTCGTCGACACCGTTACGGTGGCGCTCAACAGCGGCGGCATATCGCAGAAGACGTATGCGCAGGAGCTGAAGCAGAGCTCTGATATCACCGGCATATTCACCAATATCACCGACGAGCAGATAGAGAAGATGTCGGACGACATACAGAGCGGAGCCGGGGAGATGGGAGGCGGGGCATTCGGCGAGGAAGGCGCCGAAGGAGGGGAGGAAGGCGGGGAGGGCAAGGCGCCGCAATTGAACCCGGCTTCTTCGCCGCAGAAAGTACTGAGTGCGGCCTCGAAAGCCCAGGACCTGTCCCACAGCCGGGAATGGCTTGACGGCTATCGCGCAGGCAACGGACGCGCCCATGGAGACCGTGGCTCCGCCGTGGAGTACGTGGACGAGGATGACGAGGCCCATGGGGCGATAGCGGCTGATGAGTTCAAGGAGTCGCAGCATCCGCGTGGTCAGCCTGGCAATGCCGGGCAGTTCGGCTCCAAGGGCAGCGGCAAGGCCGGTGGAGAAGGCAAGGTACCGGAAAGCCTGAAGCATATCAAGCATGCGAACGCCGCCGGCTTCGTGCAAGCTGCGCTAAAGGAAAATATGACTGCCGGCGCGGTCAAGCACAGCAATCCAGACATCAACGCCGCTGTGCAGGCCATTTACGGTACGTCGCCATCGGTCTCGGCCTCGATGGTCAGCGCCTACAAGAAGAAGCTGTACTCCCAGACCGAGGCCGGCAAGGCCATGCTGGCTGCTATTAAGAAGGGAGTCAAGGACAACAACAAGGCCATCGCCGCAGCGCCGTCCTCCCCAGTCGCTGTCCAGCAGGCCGTCAAGTTGTTGACGCCGGGTACTACCGACCTGTTCACGACTGCCACTGACAAGAGCGGAAAGAAGGTGTTCGTCAATCTTACCGGCCTGCCGTCCGGCTTGAGTACTTACGATGTCGTCAAGGATTACCTTGCTTCTAAAGATCTGAAGATGACCGGCATCGTGTCGGACTTCAAGCCAGGCAAGCCGGCGCCTCCAGGCGGGTTTACAGAGCTGAAACCCAGCTTCGCCGACGTAGACAAGCTTCAGCAGGCCGAGCATGCCAAGTCAGTCAAGGCCGCGGCCGCCAACAAGATAGCCAGCGAGCTGACCGAGCCGCTGACAGCCGGGGAAATAGCCTGCATAGACTCGTATACCGACGGCGCTTACGGCGCCCTTAACGCCGCGCTGCGTGGGGGAAAGAAGCTGAGTGTCGGCCAGGCAGTGATGGCCAAGCAGTTGGACAACGCCATCAGGAAGGCCAAGCTGACCGAGCCTTACACGCTGCGGCGCGGCATCAGCTCGGGGAGCATGACCTCTATATTCGGCGGCACGGTGAAGGCCGGCGACGTGGTCCTGGACAATGGCTTTATGTCGACGTCAAAGAAGAAAGGGTTCGGCGGCAACATCAAGCTTGTCATCAACCTGCCAAAAGGGGCGCACGCGCTGGACGTGCAGAAGCACAGCAACCACTCGAGCGAGGCCGAGGTGCTGCTGCCGCGCGGCTCCATGTTCAAGGTGAAGAACGTCACCTCACTCGGTGATGAGCATACACTGGAGGTTGAGTATGTCGACGTCTAAATTCGAGACGGAAGAAGACCGCATGCAGCGCTATATGTGGAACGAGGACGACAACGTAGAGCTGGTAGAGCGCGGCACCGGCAAGGAGTTCGACGTAAGCGAGATGCTCGGCGGCCATGCCAGGGCCAAGGACGAGGATGACGGCGGCGTATGTCACTCGATGCATGGCCTGGATATTGTCATAGAGACCGTTAAGGGCCACGTGCGAGGCGGCTGGGACGAGGAGCGCGGCGAGGAGTGGGAGCAAATCATGCCCTACGACTACGGCTACCTGCAGGGAGTGCAGGGCGCTGATGGAGACAGCATGGACGTCATACTGGGCCCTAATCCGCGCAGTAGCTGGGTGTACGTCATGGACCAGCGCCAGTTGCCGCCTGGCAAGGGGTTTGACGAGCACAAGGTGATGCTGGGGTACGATTCTCAGAAGGAGGCGCTTAGTGCCTACAGACGTGGTCATCATCGCGCTAAAGACGTGCTGATGGACTGGACTCCAATGCACGTCAACGATTTCAAGCACTGGCTGAAGACGGCGAATTTAACGGAGCCGTGCTCTGCCGGATAAGGAGTAATGTATGCCGCTTGGTATTTTGTTCTGGGTTCTTTATGTTGTAGCTATTGTGTTCGGCCTTTGGTCTAGCTACGATCCTGCTCAGCCTCTTTGGTATCGTCATGCTGGTGCTTACGCCGTCCTCTGGATTCTGGTCGGCATACTCGGCTGGCAGGAGTTCGGTCCGGTAGTTCATCGGTGATGTCATGAGCCATTGCAACTGGTGGGGATGCCTCAGTGACTGCTATGGTGGTACAAGGAAATGCTTTAAGCACTTGGTTGCTGACAGGGAGCGTAGCCGTAATAAGCGAGCCGAGCCAAATACTTGGCAAGCCGGCCATCATGGCAGAAAGCCAACAGAAGTTGCCATTCACGAGCCACGGCTGACTAGGTATCAGCGTCGCGTGGCCTACCGTAAGCTTCTACAGGAGCAAATGCGTGATACCGCAGACCCAGTCCCGTGTCGGCAAACATGGCCGCTGCTTTAATGCATGCATAGCCAGTATCCTGGAGATACCTGAGAAGAGTGTGCCTGACTTCCCCGACGAAGATGAGGAGTTCGGGCCGGCGGTGCAGAAATACCTGGCAGAGCGCGGCATTCGCTATTCCCAGGTCCCTATCGGGGAGGTGGCCCCGGTAGGCTGGCACACTATCGAAGGCATCTCTCCGCGCGGCGGCATGCACGCCGTGGTGGGCTACAACGGTAGTATGGTGCACGATCCCCACCCGCAGGACGGCACCGGCAGGGGAATCGAGAAGCCCATGTACTACGGGCTGTTTATTAAGGAGTGATTATGTCAGATCAGAAGTTTGAGAATAAGCCAGAGTCGATAGCCGCCAGGCCGCAACCTCAGCCTTTGGCTCCCAAGCGCAGCCCAGACTTCGTGAAGGTGGATGACCCGCCCCGCCATGATGCCGATAAGGCAGTGGCCGTACCGACGCCGCCGCCTTCCATATTTTCCAAGCCGACCAGGCTGCGCGACATTTTTTCGCTTTATTGAAAGGAGGGCGAGTATAGCCTATGCACAATCGGTAAGGAGAACTTAGCCCACACGAAAACTGGATGCCCAAGGGAGGGCGGGAATCGTACCCCGACCCGTCCTCTCTTTAGAAGAGGAGATACAGATGGCACTGGCAGCGTTCGCGCCTACCGCTTACAGCAGCTTCGCCGCACTATCCACCAGCACCAACGTCGCGCTGCCTGGCGGAGGCGGTGCCACGCTACTGGTTACTAATCTGGGGCCCAACCCGGTAGTCATAGCGCTAGGCAACGCTGCGCTGATACTGGCCGGCAGCGGGAATGGCATAGCTTTGAACCCGGGGCAGAGCATCGCGCTGACCGTGGGCGCCAACACCAACATCGCCGCCATGGCACTGGGCTTTGGCAACGCGCAGCTTAACATGGCGCAGGGAGCCTGAGTCCGTGCCGGTCAGCGGGTACTTCGGCGGTCATGGACGCGGGGTTATGCAGTCTATGAAGGAGAAGTACGGCGAGAAGAAGGGCGAGTCAGTCTTCTATGCCACTGCCAACAAGCAAAAGGACGCATTCAACGCTGATGGCTGGGTAGGCGACCGTGAAGACAGGCCGGTATTCGACGACTTCAAGGAGGGCGAGCACAAGCGCGACGAGGGCGGTAAGTTCTCCGAGGGCGGGGGAGGAGGCAAGGTTGATCATTTTGCTAAGAAGCTATCGGGCCAGAAGGGCAGTAATCCCGGCGGCGTATACAAGGGCAGCGACGGCAAGGAGCGCTACGTCAAGTTCTACAAGAAGCCTGAGCAGGGCAGGCAGGAGGCCGCGGCCAACAGCATCTATAACGACCTCGGCCTCGGCGCGCCTAAGTCCGACATAGTAGACGGGCCGGGCGGCAAGGAAGCCTTCGCGTCGGAGCTGATCAAGGGCGGCGATACGCTTGAGCACCAGGGCCTGACTAAGGAGAACTGCCAGGAGGTGCTTAAGGGCTTCGCCGCCGACGTGCTGACGGCCAACTGGGACGCGGTAGGCTTGACGCACGACAATATTCTGATGAAGGACGGCAAAGCCAACCGCATCGACAATGGCTCGGCTTTCACGTTCCGCGCTCAGGGCGAGCCCAAGCCAGAGCATTTGCTGGACCAGGCCACCGAGTGGGACGTGTTCTCCAGCGGCAAGAACCGCGAGTATAACAAGGTATTCCAGAAGGCCGGCTATGAGTCGGCCGCCGACATACCAGACATTAAGCAGCAGGTGCAGCGCATCGTAGACCTCGAGAAGAAGTCGGGCGGGTGGGACTCATATTTAAAGGAACGCGCGAGCTACCTCAGCGACAAGGAGCGCGGCACAGTGGCAAGGATGCTGACCAAGCGCACGGAGCAGTTGGCGCAGAAGGCGGGAGTCAATATGACAGGTAAAGCTAAAGACGCGGCTATGCAGCTGCGCGTCGGGCAGTATGTTGGCAGCTCCGAGTGGCGGCATGACGGGGTAGGCAAGGTGCTCTCGGTCAGCGACAGCGGTGCCAAGATTGAAGTGCACGAGCCTGCGCCCAGTACGGCCAGCAAGTATGTGTGGCGGACTGAGTGGTGGCCAGTAAAAGACTGGGACTCGCTCAAGCCGTCAAACTCCACTACCGAGAAGGTTGACGCCGAGGCTGCCAGGCTGGCTAGAGCCAAAGACGTGAAGCCGGTCAGCATATCGGGAGCGAGCAAGGAGGACAGTATGAATAGCGTGAGGCCAGTGGCGTTAGATGCGCGGCAGATACCCCTGCGCAAAGGCGGCGGCAGCTATCTCGGCGCCCAGATAGAGAACTGGAGGCAGAACGTGATGCCCAAGGCCAGTGAGGAGGAGCTCAAGGCGGTGATAGCCAACGACCCGAACGGGAGCAAGGCTAGCATGGCCCGCAAGGAGCTAGCCAGCCGCGGGACTGCGTCTGACGGCGAGCCCAAGATGCACGCGCTGGAGGAGCCGCTCATCAACTGCCCGGTGGAGCCGGTGCCGGTGAAGGACGCTGACAACTGTCCACGTTGCAAGGGTACAGGCAGTATCATGCCAAAAGGTATGGAGCGGCCTACGCAGTGCCCCGCCTGTAAAGGTTCGGGCAAGGGCGCGGTACAGCCGGTGAAGGACGAGGAGCACGAGTTCGTGCGCAACCCCAGCAGGCGTGAGGCGGTATGCGCCGTCTGCGGCAAGGGCCAGAGCCAGCACGGTGTGAAGCCGGTGCCGGTGAAGGACCAGAGTGATCAGGAGCTGGTGGACAAGGCCAAGAAGGCGATCAAGGCCGGCATGACGATGGCCCCGTTCGTGCACTCCATCGCCGGCTGGGAAAGCATGGACAGGGCGCAGCTGCAGGAGCTTACCAAGGCGTACGTGCAGGCCAGGAGCGAGCTAAGCCGGGCCAAGGACATGCCTCCGCGCGACGATCCCAATGCGGTGTTCGACACAGTGCGCCCGGTGCCGGTGAGAGACGAGCCTGTCCCGCTTGATATGGAGAAGCCGGAGCACCGCAGCAAGGCGCTGCAGCTGATGCGGCAGAGCAAGGATCAGGGCGCATACGATGAAGGCCAGAAAGTCTATGTTGACCCGCAGCACGTGCCCCAGGGCCAGAGCAACGTTGCCAAGATCGTGGAGCAGGTGCCCAGTGCATCGGGCTGGTACTGGCTGGTCAAGGTGGGCGGCCGGAACGTCATCATGGACGATACCCAGTTTCAGGCTGATCCGTTCCCCGAGGGCACGGACGGCGAGCAGGCCGCCGAGCGCTTTGTAAGCGACTTCCTCAAAGGTAAGAATAAAGACGACTACGAGGAGGAGGGCTACGAGCACCACGCGGCTAAGCCCAAGGCACCAATGAAGCCTTGGGAAGATATCAAGGACCAAGGCCCTAGTAAATGGTCCGGCGGATGGCAGCCCGCAGAGAAGCCGTCGGGAAAGCCGCAGCCTACCCCGGCCTCGGTAGTTAGCGCCAGGCTTAAAGCCAAGGCAAAAGACAGAGAGGTGTTGCCGGTATGACAGGCCATTGGGAAGGCAAGCATCCGCTGCTAAAGCTGGTATACAAGGGACAATTTGGCCTGGTAACGCATGGCGTAATCAAGTTTCTCCCCGACGGCTACATCATGGCCGATATCAACGGCAATACGCGGAAGTTTACCAGCGAGCATCAGGCTAAGCAATGGGTAGAGGGCAATCTAGCTGACTTTGCCAATGATGCGGTACTGCCTGTGCCGGTGGATAAGAAAGTGAGGCCGGTATGAAGGGCTATTATTTCGCCGAGCCTATCAGCGACAACATCGAGGAGACGCCGGAGGGCAACCTCATTTGTCATGACTGCGTGATAGGACGTACCGGCTGGCAGACTTATAAGGTTGGCGATCTGCCCCAGGAAGCCGCCGACCAGCTGGGCGTTGACACCAGCAACCCAGGCGCCAATATCGATCTTTACCGCGACAAGGATGACGTATTCAACAGGGACTTCCTTGCTTCGCTGGAAGGGAAGCCGGTAACGGATAATCATCCGCCCGGCTTCGTAACGCCGGATAATTTCAGCGAGCATGCTCGAGGCCATATGCAGAATGTGCGCGAGGGGGTGGATCCGCTTGACAGCGGAGACTATCCCATCATCGCTGATGTGATTGTCACTGCCGAGCCGCTCTTGAGCAAGATCAAGAATAAGACGGTTCGAGAGCTGTCCCTGGGGTACGACTATTCCATCCGCAAGGAGGATGGGCGAATATTACAGACAGATATGCGTGGGAACCATGTAGCCGTGGTGCCCAAAGGCCGAGCTGGCAGCGAAGCGCGCATTAACGACGGCGTGCCCGAAGCTGCCGGTGCCGCGGCAACAACCACAACCACAACCGATAAGGAGAAGCCAATTGTGAATGCTAACAAGGTAAAAGTTAGTATCAGGCATTTGCTTGGGCTCGGCCTGAAGGAATATGCCAAGGACGCGGATCCCGAAGACTTGGCAGAAGCCGCGTCGCAGGCGCAAGTGCTGCCTGCTGATGATGTGCGCTCGGATGACCGCAAGGCAGACGACCGCAAAGCCGATGACCGAAGAGCTGATGATCGCAAGCGCTTTCACGACGCATTAGACCGTGCGCTGGACCGCCGCAGTCACGACACAGGCGATGTCGCTGACAAGGCTTCAGACATGGCCGACGACGCTGACCTGAACGAACTGCGCGGCCTGCTCGATTCTTACTTCTCGGAAGAGCAGCAAGAGCCGGAGCACGCAGCTGCCGACCAGGAAGAAGACGAGCCGCTGAATGAAGAAGAGCCTGATGAGTCAGAAGAGCCCGTCGACGACCTGGAGGGCCAGGAGACTGACCCAAGCGGGAAGGAGGTTGTTGTGGGCGACAAGAAGGCTCATGACCGCGCAGTGGCCATTGACGGGGCCATGACGGTGCTGCGGGCTATGCGTCCTATTGTGGCGCGCAGCAAGGATCGCGGTGTGAAGCAGGCGTTCAACACCGCGCTGGACAGTATCAATAAGCGGTCCAGGGCTTCTACTTCCAGCTATGGCAAGTTCGCGCGGACCGCGGTTGTGCGGGCCAAGGCGGCCGATGCTAGGCAGCCTGGGCAGGACAATCGCATTGCGAGTTTGCAGGCAGCCTACAACAAAGCGTTCAGCGAGGTGAAGTAGTATGCCATCCAGCTTTGGACAGGTCATTGCGGTAACTGGGCCGAATATCGGTTTTCCCGGCGCAGTATCCCGCTTCGGCGAGCGAGTCATAGCAGCACGCACGGTGCTGACTACTGGCGGCACTCATGGAATTAACTTCGGTGATCCTGTAGTTCTGATTAAAGACTCTACAGGCGGCACCTATCAATCCGTGCCTGACTTTATGGCGGGCGGCGGGACCACGGCACTGGTTGGCACCCAGTTCGCCGGCATCGCGGTGCGCAATATCAAGACACAGCTGGGGTTCCCCATTGTGCCTGGCGCCGTGGCTCTGGGCAGCTATGTAGCCGGGCAGATGGCGGAGGCGCTGGAGCGCGGCAGCATCACCGTCAGCATCAATGTGGGCACGCCACAGGCCGGTGGCCAGGTGTACGTGCGTACCATACTCAATGGCACCATCCCCGCAGGCGTCGTCGGCGGTATCGAGGGCGCGGCTGACGGTACTAACTCTGTGGCTCTTACTGGTGTAGTCTTTCGTACCGGCTACATCGATGCCAATGGCATGATCGAGATAACCCTGTTGAACCGCGTTGCAGCGTAGGAGGAATGATGAAGCGACCTGTAGCAAGCAGAGCGCAGGCCTTCGACGCAGCAGGCGCGTCAGGCATGGCGTTTCTCATGAGCCAACTCGAACTTATTGATACCGACCTCGTACGGCCATTGCAGGCTGTCACTCACAAACGTGACATCGCAGTGGAGGTGGGCGGCGGCTTCCCTGAGTTCATCAGCGCTTTCGCAAGCAACTATGCCACTACTGGCACCAGGTTCTTTGGCTTGCAAGGCACCAACAACACGGACGTCCCTGAAGCGCAGGCAGATATACAGAAGGGCTTTTGGCGCACGTACATCTGGGCGATGGGCATTACTATTACCTGGATCGACCTAAAGCGCATGGAGTTCTCTCTGCGCACCGGGCAGGCCCCTCCGTTCAGCTTGCAAGAGCTGTACGAAGAGTCAGTCGAAACCAACTGGGGCAAGGCGCTGGACTACGTCACCTACAACGGGTTCCTGGGCGACGCCGGGCTGGTCAACAACACGAATGTCTTCAGCTACACTGCGGCGGCTACCGGCTCAGGCGGTCTGACCACCTGGACCAGCAAGACGCCGCAGCAGATACTGGCAGACGTCAACATCGCGCTTAACCAGACGGTGATGAACAGCGGATATGATGCGCAGGAAGGCATGGCAGATCGCATGCTGGTTCCTTACACTCAGTTCGCTTACCTCACCCAACCCATGGCCGTTGGTAGTACGCCGCTCGCGGTCAGTACGTTGTCCTACATTGAGAAGGAATGCGTGGCTGCGCATCACGGCGTCCCGTTCAAGATCAACTTCCTTCCCAATGACTGGATCAGCGGCAAGGGCGCTGCCGGGTCTGATCGCGCAGTGGTGTACAAGAACAGCAAGAAGTCCTTGTACCTCAAGGTGCCTAATCCGTTCCAGCAGGCCATGACTGTTCCCACAACCCGTGCTGGAGGCGCGTACGAGACGCTGTACGTCGGTTGCGTCAGCCAGATCATCTACAAGCGCACGCAGACGCAAGTCTACGTTGACGGAATCTAGGAGACACTGATGACCGATGTTGCTGAACAGAAACCTGCTGAGCACAAAGTTGCTGAGCAGAAGAAGCAAGATAAGCGGCCTGATATACAGATCATCGTTAATCAGTCGTTTATCTTTATGGAGGGCGATGGCTCGAATAATAAGCGCGTTGTCGCTCCCTCACAAACCTACGCCCAGGTTGTACCGGCCTGGGTTGCCGACACTGATACCTACAAGAACGGCATAGCGGATAAGACTATCGTTTTGCTGGGTACGGTGTCAACAAAAGAAGAGTCGGCCGAGGAAGAGAACAGCAAGAATAAGCCGGCTGACGATAAAAGCAAGCAAGTTGACGACAAAGGCCATAAGGCAGGCCTGCAAAAGTAGTAGACGGAGGTAGCGGGGTGGGTACTTTTAATTCTTGGCCTAACTTAACAGCATGGCTGGATACCGCCTGGGGCGCTGGCTATGAGTATTGGCGCATTTATGGTTGCGGCGCTGTTGTTAAGCTGTACTATGGCCAGAACCCGCCCTACGGCCTTACAGATTTCTACAGCATGTATCCCAAGTTCTATGGCCCAGGCTACGACCCGGCTGCAGATCCGCTGCCGGCGCCGGCTAATCCGCCCATACCGCAGTTCGTGCTGACTACCTACATCAACCTGGCCAATGCCCACCTGGTGTACGACCAGTGGCAGGAGGACTGGCTGGTAGGCATGGGCCTGTTCATAGCCCACTACGCTACCATGTATCTGCAAAGCGACGCGGAGCAGGTAGTGCAGACAGTGCAAGCCTGCATCCATGGCGAGATTCCTGCCGGGCCGCTTCCAGGCTCCGTCTTCACATTAAGCGCGATACCGACCAATGGAGTACTGCAAGGCCTGTACTGGAACGGGCTGTTCATGTCGCCGGGCATACACTACACGCTGGACGGCATCAACCTGGTAACTGGTGCGACGATCAAGCCGCTGGATACTTTCTACGCCGTCTGGCCGACGCAGCAAATGCTGGCTGTACCTGTCGAGATGACGCCGACACAGGTGGCTGCGCACGGCATAGCCTCCGGCCTGGTGGCCAGCAAGGGCGTGGGCGACGTCAGCGTCAGCTACCAGTCGGTGATGACCGCCCCGCAGTTCGCCAACTGGGGCGCCTGGAACTACACGCGCTACGGGCAGCAGCTGATCACCATAGGCCAGGTGATAGGCAGCGGGCTGCTGCTGTTCTGGTGAGGACCATGAACAAAGTGAACATCGGAGTTACTAAACCAATATCTAAGCTGGCCGGCTTCCAGCAGGCAATGCAGAAGATATCCCAGATGGAGGCGTTGGTAGGCATCCCTGCCGACAACACGGCCCGCAGCGCGATAATGGTTGGCATCGCCGAAGGCACAGACCGCAGCGGCCAGTTGATGGGCATGGCCGGCAAGATAGATTTGAAGCCTAAGCCGAAAAAGGTAGTCAAGCGGGACAAGGCTGGCAACGTGATCAATGTTAGCTACAAGACTGTGGCGCCTTCTAAGGCCACCGTGCAGAGAGTGGCTAAGCTAATGAAGGCGGCGCAGGGAGACGTGAACAATGCTGAGCTGCTGTTTATACACTCCAAGGGGTCGCCGATCAGGCATATTCCCCCAAGGCCGGTGCTGGAGCCTGCGATCGCTGCCGAGGACAATCTCAAGAAGATAACCTACCAGCTGGTAGAGGCGGATAAGGCCGCTCTGGCCGGGAACATGGCCCTGGCCCGCCAGCGCGTAGGAAAAGCAGGCTTGGCTGGGCAGAATGCCGCACGAGGCTGGTTCACTGATCCGCGCAACGCCTGGGCCCCTAACAGGCCGGCTACCATAAGGCATAAGGGCAGCGACCGTCCGCTCATCGATACGGGTGCGCTGCGCGCCGCTATCACTTACGTAGTGCGTTAGGCTGATCAAAGGTCCGCGAACGCCGCCACGCGGCCCGTGGCTCCGTTATTGCACGCTACAGGAGGCTTGATGACTACCCGTATTATTGACGCTGCCCTAATTAACTGCCCCGTCGGCCAGGAAGGAACGCCGCAGGCGGCTAACTTCGCCAGCCCCGGGCCTACTACCGACAGCAGCTCCAAGGCCGCGACTACCGGCTGGGTGCAAGGCTTACTGTCATCGGCGCTCGGGGCATTTGTAGTCACCGGCACAGGGCACGCCGAAATCGGGCCGCTCAAGATCAAGTGGGGCCAGACAAATGGGCCGGGTACCGGGGTCTCGGTAACATTCTCCGCTGGCCCGGCTTTTACTACGAGCAAAGGCGTGTTCGTAACTTCGCTCAATTACGGCACGAACGCCACGCGCAACGTAGCCTACCTGTCTGCGGAAAGCCTGGCCGGGTTCACGGTCAATACGGATTCCTCCTCGGTTGCCGTCAACTGGCTGGCAATAGGATACTGATATGATCGACGTCTCGGAAGTTGTAGGCGACTTTGATATGCAGGCCCCGCTGCCGTATCTCATTCAGCGGAGTACTGGGCAATGGCTGGCTGGCGGGTTTCAGTCGATAACGACCAACATAAGCAATATGGGTCCGGTGCAGCCGGCTACTGATGAGGACGTGCAGATGCTGCCTGAGGCTGACCGCGTATCCGGTGTACTGGCTTTCTGGTCGCTCATTCCTATATACCAGACACGGGATGCAATTGAAGCCGGCACTATTCAGACGGTGACTATGCAGGGCGATGGCGGCACGGTATACTATCTCCCAAAAGTTCCTGGTAGCCAGAGTATCACTCCTTCAGTAAGGCTCCCGGGTGTAGGCACGGGCTTTCTATTTGATTGCCAGGGTGTGCTGTTTCGCAACTCTATGTTCATGACGCCGGGCGTGGACTACACCATTACTGGCAACGTGATTACCATGATGCTGCCGCTGACGCCGGATGATATACTTACCTATCAGTATCCTTATTTTTCAAGCACAGGCCAGAGTTCCGGGCCAGCAGCCAGTGACATCCTGATCTATGCCAGCTTGCAATACCGTGTGATGTCTACTCGCTACTATCCCGGCGGCGGCTATTGGAAAGCACTGGGCACAAGGTTGAGTACTGTATGAATGTCAATTACCCCAACAAGCAGAAGCTGACCTCTACGGCGCGTACGCAGACTGATCTGAGCAAGATCATGCAGAAGCTGACCTGCGATGTGCTGGGCATTATTCCTCCTGACTACTCGCAGATACGTATTGACTGGCCTACCCAGGGCCAGCCGTTCCAGAATGCCGACAAGGACATAGGGTACATTGCCTGTGTACTGGAGGATGGCCCCTACTCCCGTATACGCGAGCGGCAGTACGAGTCTGATAACAGCGGGGTGACGGAGATATGGACCTATACGCGCATTTGGCGGATATCATGGGTATTGTACGGGCCTAACAGCTTTGACCGCACCAGGGCACTGCACAGTGCGCTTTACATGGACTATTTTAATGACGTGCTTAATGGCTACAGCCTGTTTCCGGTGGCTGATACGGCCCTGCCTCTCCGCATACCGGAGCAGCTCAATGCGCAGTGGTTCGAGCGCTCGGACTTTTACATAATCTTGTATGAAGGCGTCAATGAGACTATACAAGATGGCATTGCCAAGAGCGTAGAGGTCTTGGTAGAAGACAAGAGCGGCCAACTGGCCGACATAACAGTGTCAACATAGGAGCTATGCAATGGCAACAACACCTCCGCTTTCCCTTTCGGATATTGTCGACATCAGCGTGACTGTCGCTCCATCAGCCGCTTCGGTAAATCCGTTCAACCAGGGCCTGTTCATAGGAACGGGTACCGTTATACCAACCACTGAAAGAGTTCGCAAATATGCGGCCAGCACATTTTCGCAGGCCATGCTGACAGACGGATTCCTGGCTACTAGCCATGAGTACATCGCTATGCAGATCTATTTTAGCCAGACGCCGCAGCCTTCCTTTGGCTGGGTCGGCATTAAAGCTGGTGGAGAGTCATGGCTGCAGGCGGCACAGGCTTGCCGTAATGCTAACCAAGGCTGGTATGGTCTTACTGTGGACCTCCCGCTTACGGCTGACAACCTGGCACTGGCACAGTGGGCTGACCCAATATGGGAGAGCACCAGGTACTACGCATACAGTGACGATGTGAACATTCCTGCAGGGACTGCTGGCAACTGCGCTCTGCAGCTGCAGACACTGAAGATGCGCGTACTGGGCATCTACTCCACCACGCAGACAGGCCTGTATCCCAACAATATCTTCGCAGCCGTGGGCCTTATGGGCGTGGAGATGGGCTTCAATACAGGACTAGCCGGCAGCTTCTTCACTGTCGCACACAAGCAAATAGCCGGCATCGCTACAGAGCCGCTGACGGAGACGCAGTACGGGCACATACAGGCCGCCAGCTTCAATGTGTACGCCAACTTCGCGCCTTACGAACTACTTGAGCCAGGGTTCATGTCCAACGGCTCGCCCAGCTACCTGTGGCTGTTCCTGGCTATGCTGGTGGCCAACCTGCAGATAGAAGAGGTCAATGTGCTGGCCAGCTACCCTGCGGTTCCGCAAACTAACGTCGGGCAGCAGCTGCTGATAGGCGCAGCCAATGCCGCATGCGCCAAGCTATCTGACATCGGCTTTCTTTCCGGCGCGATTTGGGAAGGGCTAATGGTGCTGTCGCTAAAAAACGGTGATGCCCTGCCGTTGGGCTATCTCAACCAGTCTGAGCCATATGCCAAGCAACTGCCGGGAGACCGCGCCGCCGGCAAGGCCATGCCTATCTATTGCACGATTACCACCTCTGGCGCCGTGCTGAGCCTGGTAATCGCGGTGTACACGCAGCTGTAAACGGAGGAAACGATGAGCTCTATCGCACAGACGTATTCTTTTAAAGATTTGGTGGGGGCGCTTACCAACACTGTATTCAGAGTGTCGTTCCCTCTTACCGGCGGCAATATAGGTATCGGCTCAATGACGATATCAATGGGCACCGAGCGTACCACCCATGATGTTGCGGCCGACGGCGTAGTTATGCCAAGCTACATTGCGGGCGACAACGGCGAGATATCGATAGAGGCCCAGCAGACCTCGCCTATCCACCATGCACTGCTCGACCTGTACAACCTGTGCGTAACGGCGGCCAATAACGACGATGTAAGCGGCTGGGCCAGCACAGGCATCGCGTTTCGTACTCTGCTCGACGGCAGCACTCACGTGGCTACCGGAGTTAGCTTCGGCAAGATTCCCGATAAGCCGTATCAGGCCCAAGGCCAGCGCGTAACCTGGAGGCTGCTGGCCGCCAATATTATCAACCAGTAAGGAGACCCGGATGAAGACCAAGCAAGTGGAAGTGGGCGGCCAGCGCTACCTGCTGCGCAGAATGGACCCAACGGCAGGCAGCTTCATCTTCCTTCGCATGATGGGCGCTCTTATGAAAGCCATGGCGGAAGGGCAGCCTGGCCAGCAGGAGCTTCCGCAGAATGGGCAGGTCAAGGAGCCTACGGACGAAGAGAAGACTCGTATGCTCATTGCCAGCTCGATGATGCGCGGGCTGAGCTATGAGGACATGCAGTTCGCCAATAAGCACGCTCTGCGCGTAATATCCAGAATAGAAGACACCAATGGTACGGATATAAATGTACCGCTGATGACTGATGATGGACGCTGGTCCAGCACCGACTATGCAGATGCCCCGGGGCTGGTGCATCAGCTTGCTGTCGAAGCTCTGGTGTTTAACCTTGAACCGTTTTTTGCAGACAGCGGAACTACACAAGTGTTGAGGAGCCCAGCAGCTACGAGCCAGTAGAGTTTCCCACGCTGAACCCGCTGGTATGGCGTCCGGTGGCTGCTGGCCTCTGGCGTCAGCATGAGATATTTGACGGCACTTACGACTGCGAAGATCTGGTCGACGTCCTTGAGTTTTTAGACGTGAGGGCGGAGAACGAGCGGCGATCTATGGAGGCTGAACGTGCCCAACATAATCGATGAATACCTGGTAAAGCTGGGCACTACTGTTGACCAGGCCGGTTTACGGCGCTTCGAGCAAGGGTTGAAGCATATGTCTTCATTGACTGAGTACAACATGAAGACGATGTCGACGGCTACGCTCAAGGCTTCTGGCGAGATAGTAGCTGGCTTCGCGGCTATAGGCTCAGCTGCCATAACCTTGATGAACAAGGTGGCCAATACAGACCAGGAGTACCGCCTGTTCGCGCTCCATATGTTCATGAGCAAGGACGCCGCACGCTCTCTCAAAGTGGCTATGGATGCACTGGGCCAGCCGATGGAGAATCTGTGGTGGGACAAGGAGCTGTCTCGGCGCACCCATCAATTAATTGAAGACCAGAAGCGTATGGCGCCGTCCGGCGATTTCAACGCCCAGATGCAGAAGATCAGGGACGTGCGCTTTGAGTTCACTCGCATGCAGGTTGAGCTGCAGTATCTCGGCATGCATGTAGTACAGAACTTCATGAAAGCTCTGGGCATGGGCCCAGATGATCTGCTAGCTAAGCTGCGCAAGTTCAATGAGTGGATCATCAAGCATATGCCGGAGATCAGCCAGTGGATAACTAACAACTTCCTGCCGATATGGAATGACGTCAAGTCGGTCATGGGCGACGTATGGCAGGTCACTAAAGATTTGCTTAACCTGTTCACCAACATCATAGGCCTATTCTCAGGGGACACAGGCATGCAGTCGGCCACGTTCGATATGGACAAGTTTGCCAAGGCTGTGCAGACTGTGTCACACTGGCTGGCTACGTGCATTCACCTGGTATCGAAATTCTTCGGGCTTGTTGCTGGAGTTGCTGTAGGCGGCACTGTGGGCGGCACTGTAGGTGCTATTGTTGGCGGCATAGCTGGCATACCTGGAGGTCCGGCGGGAATAATCGGTGGAGCTGTAGTTGGTGGCTCAATGGGTGCCGTTGGAGGAGCTGCTGTTGGTGGCGCTACTGGCGGCATATGGGATTGGTGGCGTGCTCATCATCCTGCCGGAATGCCGGTGTCGGCTCTCCCAGGGCCTCCTACTATTGAAGGCAGTGCTGGTGGTGGTGGCGGCGGCGGCGGACTGGATCTTTTGCACTCAGTGATGATGCACGAGAGCGGCGGCAGAAACATTATGTCGCCATCGGGAGCCATCGGCCCCATGCAGCTGATGCCTTCCACTGCCAGGGCCATGGGCGTTACTGACATATGGAACCCTGAACAGAACGTTGCGGGTGGCGGCAAGTATCTTACCGAGTTGATGATGCGCTATAGCGCTCTTCCAAAAGAACAGCAGACTGCAGCGGCAGTAGCTGCCTATAACGCCGGGCCGGGCCAGGTAGATGCCTTGTTGAAGGGCACGCATAATAGGTTTGCCGATCCACATGGACCGCTGGAAACAGAAAGCTATACAGGCAAGGTACTGGGCTCTATGGGCTACACCGGTGACGTTAGCATAGGCGCCGTCACTATCCACATCCAGGAGCCTCGAGCCGGCCACAAGGAGATAGTACGGGCCGTATCCGACGGTGTGCAAGAAGCTATGAATAAGAAGACTCAGCGCAACCTGCAGGAGTTCCAGTCGCAGGCATGGAGCTATTGATATGGGTGGATTTATAGGAACGGGAATTGTTACTGGTGCTGGCCTGGCTGCCGGCCGTGGCCTTCGCACCGGCTCGCTGTTCGGCCCTTGGCGTCCTCCGCAGTGGTCTAAGCAATCGATGGTGATGATCACAGTGCCGTCAATAGGCAGCTCCAATGTCAGTGAAGTCACCAATGACCAGAATGGCATTCCTTTGATGAAGGCCGATGCGCGCGACTTCCGTACCTATGTATTCGATGCTGTATTTTCTCTTGAGCATGACCAGCGGCTGACTAAGACCATGCACCCTGTGCAGACAGGCGCCGCGCTCAGCAGCCATGCCTACTTGATGCCTGCGCACCTGACAATGATGGTTGGCATGTCTGATGCCATGCAGTCGTACGCTACCGGTACCGGTGCTTCAGGCCCACTGCGCGTTATGAAGTTCACTGGTGATCACAACCAGGCTTCGCACTTACAACAACATGCTGATAATATCTGTCTCGCCGCACGAAGACAGCCGCACTATTGCCGGGCTACGTATGCGCATCGAGTTCGAGGAGATATTTACGGCCTCAGTGCACAAGGCTGGAGACGGCGCGCGTATCAACTCCACAGATAGCACCGGCCTTGGCATGGTCAACGCGCAGACGCCGGATCCTACTACGGTCAACCAATTCGGCATACAGTACATGGGCAGCCAGGTTCCACTGGGCAATGATGTCACCGACAATAGCGTCGCCGGCTGGCTGCAGACTCATCCTGACGGGATAGACCTGCCTGGGGCAGGCGACTATTGCAGCGTGAACACCAACAATCTCATACAGCTACCGAGTCCATCCTAATGGCAGACCAAGTCATACCGCTCACTATTGCGCCTAACCAGTCATTCGGAGTGCAGCTGGCGGTAAACGACACACCGCTGACC